GTTCCAAAGCTTGGCGTTGGAAGAAGAGGCGGGGGCGGCGGCCCACACGAGCTCCTTGATGGGGTGGTTGTACGAGAGGCGGACCTGCTTGGTCTCACCCGCGGCAACGGAGTCAACACCAGTGTGCTGGACCTGCTCGATCAGGTACTCGTGACCCTTCTGGGCGAAGCGGCGACGCTCCTCGGTGTCGAGGTACACGTAGTTACCCCAGACCTTGAAGGTGTTGGTGTTGAAGTAATCCTCGAACTCGCTGGTCAGATCGAAATCGATGCGGACCTCGTGGTACTGGAGAGCGATGAGGGGGAGGTAGAGACCGGGGTTGCGGTTGAAGAAGAAGATCAGAGGAAGGAACACCTGACCCTTACCCGAGGTCATCTTACCCCAGTTAGCCTTCTTGGACTCGTCGAGGTAGAGCTCGGAGTACATGCGCCACCAACGCTGGTAGTGCTTGTCGATACGCTGGCCACCGATGGAAAGCTCGGCAGTCTTGATCGCACGCTCGGCGACCCAGTTGCAGTCATCCGCGGCACCGGTGACGGTGGCGAGGGTGGACTTGGAGGTGAGCTCGACGTACATGTCGCCGATGAGATCACCGTTGCGGGCAACAGTCACGGAGATGCGACCGTTGTTGGAGGGGTTACCGTTCGTCGTCTGCTCGATGTTCTCCATCGCGAAGTTGGTGTGACGCTTGTACACAGCCTGGAAGAAGGTGACCTTGGGGTTGCCAGTCAGGTAGACATCCTGGGCACCGTACGCTACGAGTTGCATGAGACCGCCGGCCATTGTGAGTGTTTTGTATTATATAGCAAGATTTTATTTTGGCCTGATGCCGCACACCGCGAAAAATAGACGCCCGTCTTTTCTCCGCATACGACAAATGTCGAGTGATCAGGAACCCGAGATTCCCCCAGAGGACGAGGACGAGGAGGAGATGTTCATGGAAGAGGAGGTCGGCATCGATCTCGTCGACGTCCTGACGACCCCGGACGGTGACACGGTGTGCAGTGCCCTGGTCGCCCTCGTACAGCAGGTGCAGACCCAAAATAAAATTCTCATAAAGATTCTTGGCAAGCTAGCTTAAAAAATAGATGCGTGTATTAGTAAATCGAGGGATGGAAACCCACTTCATATCCGAAGATGCAGACCAACATCAATCGAATATGGAGATTTTAAAGAATCAGATTCAATCACTAAATTCCGACGAACTTCTCGAAGTTCTCGAAGACGAGGAGAAGGTGTGGGGACTGGGCATGAAGAACAACACGTCCATCTCCGCCGAACTCGGATACAAAAAGTTTTTCAGACCAGATGAAATCAATCCCGCGACCGGAAAACCTTTCAGGGTTGACGTCGAACAGATTTCGGCCGTGCATCGAAGGTTCCTGACACAACTCGGACAAGTATATCACCGGGCGACCGCTCTCGAAATTTCAGATTACGAACCGAACGACGACGGTCTGAAGGTTTCGGTACGGATCAATCGTATCATCGAACAAGTGGACGACGCCTTTCAGATTGTCTTTCGAAACGCGAGAATCTACGAGCGGATCAATAACCCGACATGTATCCCGGTCAACCCCGATTCTGACCCCACGCTGTACAGGTGCAACACCACACAACTCGATGCACTCTCCCCCTTTCAACAGTCGCTCATGTCGTTTCTGAATCACACGTACATCAACAACATCCGAAGGTACAAGGGGTACTGCTGTACACAAATCGTCACACCAGAGGGCTACGCGACACGGGCGTGGAAACCTATCCGGACGATCGAATCTGAAGTGTTCATGTTTTCTCAAAAGGAGACGAACCGTGCGAACTGGGAAAATCTCACATCCCGTGGATCTACGATCAACGATGTCGTTCGTTTCCTTACCAAGTGTCACGACATGCAGTTCCCGGAGATTACGAAAAACAGACACGTGTGGAGTTTTAAGAATGGAATCTTCATCGGCAAGGAGTGGGTTCCGACGACCGGTAAGTATCGGTCCAAGTTTTATAGCTACGAGAGCAAGGAGTACAAGTGTCTCGACCCTACGATTGTCGCTTGCAAATACTTTGATCAGATGTTTGAAAACTACGAACACTTGGATGACTGGTGGGACATTCCGACCCCTTACTTCCAGAGTATTCTCGATTACCAAGGGTTCGATAAGAACGTCGCCAAGTGGATGTACGTGATGGGTGGTCGCCTGTGTTTCGACGTGGGGGACCTCGACGGGTGGCAGATTGCCATGTACTGCAAGGGTGTGGCGAGAACAGGAAAGTCGACCCTCTTGACGAACGTGTTTCAGAAGTTTTACGAGGCTGAAGATGTGAAAACGTTGAGTTCCAACTCTGAGAAGCAGTTCGGTCTTTCGGCAATCTATGATGGGTTTATGTTCATCGCCCCCGAGTGTAAGACGAACATGAGTCTCAACCAGGCTGAGCTTCAGTCGATCATCAGTGGGGAGGACGTGAGCGTCGCGATCAAACACGAAAAGGCACAGTCGATCAAGTGGACGACCCCGGGGTGCATGGCCGGTAACGAACTCCCCGATTATAAGGATGCGTCCGGCTCTATTCTTCGTCGCCTGCTCGTCTTTGATTTTCCGAAGCAGGTCAAGGATAACGACGCCGATCCGCATCTCAACAGTAAACTGGCGAACGAGATTCCCGCCATCCTACTCAAGTGTGTCCGAGCGTACATCGAATACGGTCAGAAGTACGCGGACCGCGACGCGTGGGCGGTGGTTCCTGCATATTTCAAGAAGATTCAGAAACAGGTTGCGATGGTGACCAGCTCCCTGACGAACTTCCTCGAGAGTAGCTCCGTCGAGCGAAACCCGAGACTCTTCGTGCCCCAGTCGGTGTTTACACCCGCGTATACGCTACACTGTACACAGACTCTCAATCTCGGGAAGCCCCGGTTCAACCCGGACGCGTATGCTGGACCATTCAGTTCGTATGGTATCGAGGTGCGTGAAGAGGCGGTCACCTACAAGGGGCGATCGTACAGAAAGCAGCCCGTGTTTTACGGGGTGGATGTGATTGACGACAACGAGGAGATCCTGACGAGTGGATACTAAAAAAAATATCACCCTCTAGTAACATGAGACAGGGGGTGAGAGATTTCGTCCGCCGGTCCGGTGTCGAGATTCAGAGTCCGAACTCGAACTCGAACTCTGACAATAATTTTGCCCGAGAACTCGAAGAGATTATGATTCGAAAAGAACGCGAGCGAGCCGCGGGGTTTCGTACACCCCCTCCTCGCCGGGCACGAGTTCCTCCGCTTCTTCAGAGGAACATGGTGAATAATCGATCGTACGAGGGAGCCTTCAGGGAGTTTGAAGAGAATGAATTTGCTGGTCTGACCAACAACAATCTCAGGGAGTTGTTGGCCCCGAACGATGAGATTTCTCTCGAGATGACCAAGCTCAACCCCGGTATGTTTAACGCGACGGTCGACTCCGGGTTTGGTCAAAAAGATGCCGTCGTGGATCTTAAAAAAATACTCATGAAAACTCCACTCCCCAAGACGGCGATCGGTGAGGGGTTGTATCTGGACACGAACGAGATAAAGGGGTGGTATGGGTCCATGCGTGAAGGCTTTTCGCACACACGTGAAGCGGGGCCTAAAGGTAACATCGGTATCGCGTTTTTTACGGCCCAGTTTAAGATGACCATATCTAACGACCTCGGTGAGTCGAAAGGTGTCACGGTGAACATCTACAAGAATGGAAAGATTCGGTTTTCGGGTGGTTTCGTGGGCACGAACATCGCGAACCAGCCGGAGCTCATCAGGCGTCACGTCGTTAACTCGTACACGGAACGTCAACCATTCTTCTATAATCCGTTCACATACAATAACCTCAGTGGTCAATTTAAAATCAACGGCATCTTCAACAACTTAGCCACGATCGCTCAGCGTGCGAGGATGTATGGCATCAATGATGCTTCCTATGAGCCCGAACTATCACCGTTCATGTACGTGTACACGGACGATGCCAAGTTTATCCTCACAAAGTCTGGGAATGTTCAAATCACCGGGGCGAAGAATCCCGCTGACATGCTCAAAGCGTATGGGATCGGTAAGACCATGATCGAAGCGATACACCGTGACGGCCAAGTTACCGTGACTGGTCAATTCGACGAGGGTGTCAAGGCTCGCGCGAAGCCTCGAGCCAGGGCCAAAGCGACGCCGCAACCCAAAAGAACGTACGCGAAGAGAACCCTCGACGCTAAATCGTGTTTACGCATGAAAAAACCCGAACTCGTGAATCTCGCCCGTAAGATGGGTGTCGTAAACTTCCGCGTTCGAGGTGAGAATGGGTTCCGAGCTGCGAAGAAGGAGGAGATTTGTAAAAAGTTGTTAAACAAGGTTGGTAACAAGACGAACACTGCCTTCCGCGTCGGTAAGAAGATTTGCAGACAGATGAAGAAGGACGATCTACTCAAGACTGCCGCGATCATGAAGATCGATGTCAACGCGAAGGATACGAAGGATACCATCTGCAAAAAGCTCGAGACGGCACAGAAAATTTTGGCTAACGCCAAGGCGTCGCCGAAGCCGAAGCCGAAGCCGAAGCCTGTTCCACCCGTGAAGAAAGGTTTCGACGAAAATTCGATCCGTAAAGATATCTCGAAACTGTACGGTAAGCGGTGGATACAACAATATAAGAACGTCATGCCGTCTATCAACAATGACGTTCGTGAGATGAAAGCTCGCCTGAATAAGATGCCGGGTAAACCACTCAAGAGGAATATCAATCAGGTGAAGAAGCAACTCGTCGAGAAGTGGAAAAACCAGCGTAAACGCGACCTCGATAAGAAGTTGATTCTTAAATCCCTGAACGTGAATGGTATCCCGCGTAACATGGTGAACGCGTACAAGGCTGGAGCCCTGAACTATATCATGACACACAAGCCGACGAAGGCGAAACTCGCGAGGTACAAGAAGACGTGGGTAAACAACAAAAAGAACACCAAGAATGCGAAACCCGTGCCTATCGTCAAGGCGAAGCGTGAACGTATGATTTAAAGTTGTGGATAGATGTATACGTAAAATGTCGGTTCGGGAAGCGGTTCTTGGACGCCTACACGTCGGAAAAATTAAATATGGACACGGTGTTCGCGTCATGGACGACACGGTCACGTGGGGAACGAAAAAGAACTCGTGGCTCGAGATGGCATCTGAAGAACTCTTGGATGCGATCGTCTACGTGATTGCGGATTATCTCCGAGCCGAGGAGAAGATACACGATGAGGATGCGAGGGACGATAACAATCTCATCATGCACATTTTCGATAACATACACACGGTGTCGAGTGAAAAACACCGCGTGTTACTGGAAGGTCTGGTCAACATGACACGAATTTGTTTATGACCCGACTCGGATCGGCAACCTGTTTGAGGTGAAACGTGTGGTACGAAAAGTCGTAGCCCATGAAAAGATCCTTGATCTGCTGAGACATACTGGTCGCTTCACCTATTCTAGGGATACCTGTACATACAGATACTTTTTCCAACTCCAGTAAATGATCTTCCATGATGACGAAACGTTTAAGGTTTTCGTCAGACATGCCCTGATCCTTCATGTGTTTATACACGGCCGCGGATGCACCGTCGGACATGTGAAAATTCTTGGACCCTGGTACCTGTTCTGTTGGAGAATTAAAGAAGGCATACATGAGAATACCTCCGATGATGAGTGGAATCATTTAGTATATTAAGTTTGAACAACATTATTATAATCACTGGTATAAAAATAATTATATATTGAACGTGCCACTGAATAAATTTCCGTTGAATCAGTCATCCATGCAGAACCGCTAGTTCCACCTATTGGAGTAGGAGAACTGCTTGCAGCGAGTCCATTACCTCTCACACCAGATGAGCCACATCCCGCTCGTTCCCCATTTTCACCATATTCTGAACCAAATTCTGGTTTATATCCACCCCCACTACCAGAAGAATTACCGTTCCTTACTGGATATGAACCATCACCACCTCTGCCATTTATACCACCGGACCCGCCATCACCACCATCATAACCATTACCACCGGTGAATCCAGTGAATGTAGTGTTGCCGCATGGAGTTTTTACCGTTACAGTTTCACCAGCCCCACCAGAATCGCCAGACCCGCCATTTCCTCCCGACGGATTCGTAGGGGCTGGATTTGTATTTTGCCCAAGTCCTCTCGTCACAAACGACCCATTCACATCATAGTACCCACCATCACCCCCTTGTCGCCCAACTTGACCATCCCCACC